TATGTCTGCTAACACAGCATACTTTTCTTCGTCCAGTAGTGATTGTGCCATCCAATGGAGCTTAAGCTTGCGACTCTTATCGGAGATTGTCATGAGATTCCCATCGAAGTAATTCAGTACATGCTCTGCCATTCTCATCTTCTTAGAAACACTCTGTTTCCCACGCGTGGTAAACATTCCAAACAGTCGACCCTCTACCTTCTGTTCTCTCTCTTTCTCTTTGAGGATTGTAGTGAAATCACTATGGTAATCTTCAGATCCTTGTTGAATAACTCTCACTTCACTTGTGCCCACATTCTTCAATTGGAAATCAAGGACCTCCAAATATTCCAGCTTTTTCATCCTCATAATTGCTTCCAATTCTTTCTCAGTATTTCCGCATGAGTAATCACCCTTGACTGTAGCAGATCTCTTGTCTTTGGCCTGTTCAATCGGGTCTCCAAGCAATTTTGACTCCTCACAGTCATAGGGACGAAGGTCATACCACCACATTAATGGCCTAGTATGCCGAGAGACTTCTCGAGAATGCCTGATATCTTGATGCAATACTTCAAGCTTCCCCATTACTGCTGCATAGTCAGTTGACTTCATCCCATTGATAATGTCTGAGTCCCTAACTAGTGATTCTTCCTTCAGGATCTCTGGCAACCTCTTGTGCTTCCGGTAGTACTTGCTGATGTACTCTCGATTGAAGATTGCCCTCATTTGCTCAATAGCATGTGATTCTACCTTCCTCATAGTATGTGTCCTAGCGACAAACTTCTTGACACCTCTAATCTCATCAATCAATGCATAAAAGCACAACTTATGCAATGATGATGCCTCTAAGAGCCGAATCGGACTTAATTCCCTGATTGCCAGGCTCAATCGTAAGAGGCAGCTATTTCCAGACTTAGCTTTGTCGACAATAGTCTTGGATGGTACCTTCTCGTATAGTAGTTCGAAGACTTCTTTCAAAGCACATCCTACGCCAGTAATGCGAATATCATCCTTTATCATTCCATTGATTGTGTCGAGGTAAGAGCCCATACTACACCGAGGATCTTGCTTGAAGTCAGCAGTCATGTTCATGAATCCCTCATATGCTTTCATGAAGTTGACGCATCCTTCATGGGCATAGGTCTTGCTCAACATGAATCTGAAGAATTCAAACAAAGGCTTCATATCACTGTATTCATCAGTAGACTGGATGACAGTGAGATTCTGAAGAATTTCAGTTCTCGTGAACACATAATCGAGGTATGGCATTCCAATGACATTCCACCCAGTTAGAGTAATGTCCCATACAGCTGCTAATCTGTCAGCCAAAACAATCACCCATTGTGGCTTCTCTGGTTTGTCGATGATCACTATGTGGCCAGTTGACTTCATCAGAATGGTGCAATCAGGTTCTGTGCATTCTACAATCTGGTCAATGCGAGTAGACTTTCCAAGAGCCAAAGTTACTTTTGCTCTTATCTTTCCAATCATGAGGAGCAATGGATCCATTTCTGGCAATGGCTTGCTCTTGTCCACTTTCAAGTCTTCTCTCATAGTAGCTTGGGACAGATCTTGCTCAAAAGTCGCCCAGATCAACTCTTCGATGGCATTCTTCTGCTCCTTTGCCTTTCCACCCATACTGTTCGTTGCACCATTTTGGATCCGGGAGAATGTAGACAGCAACAGTTCTAAGTCACAATAGAAGTTCAGATTGGTGATGTTAAAGTCCACTTTCAACTTTTCCAGTACCAGGTTGAGTGTAAAAAGGCTGTTCAAAGTCATCTGCTCTAATCCTTTCCACATTCTAGGACAACCAGCCATTAGGTAATCCTTGATCCCCGAAGGCATTTCGATGATCGGAGAATTCAAGCGAGAAGGAAGTCGGAAGCTGACTCGACTCAAGATCTGAGCAGTTCTCGAGACGAAATTAACAGCGGAATCGCAGGGCATCAGGTCAACATATTCAACTTCATTGTCCTCCAAGTTGAAGTTGGAAGCTCTCTCAATCAATTTCGCAGCTTTGCCGTTTGGGTCCATGTTAGC